CCAAGACGAGAGGCGCGAAACCCTGCAGGCCGCCGTCCGGATATGGTCCGAGCGCGTGACCATACAACCCGTGCTTCGGGAGATTTCATGATGGGCCTGCGTGACGACATAGACGCCGACAAGCGAGCCAAGGAATTGCGCGGCAAGGCGGGAAATCCGCGCGAGGTTTTCGAGGTCGAGAACAACAGCGACGGCCGGACTGATTACTTCGAGAACGACGTGATCCGGCTCATGCCTGGCGACCCGTTCTATGACCAGGCCGAAGCGGCAATTTCTTAGGAGATCGAGATGCAATGTATCAAAACCGGGGCGCACATTTACATCGCCCAATATGGCTTGTTTGCGATCTGCGACGTGTTCGAGCTGAAAGGCGTGAACCTGTTTCGGATCGCCGGGACCAGCCGCGAGCCGATGCACGACGTGATCCATTTCAACGTCGTTGACGTGGCCCAATGGTTCGACCGCGAGGCCACCGACGGCCGCAGCTCCACCATGACCTCGGCCTGTGCTGCGAACTTTGGCTATGACGGAAAGGCGGTGCAGGCATGAGCCGCAAGCCGACAATCTGGGAAGCCCTGGCCAGAAAGCTCGGCCGGGAACCCACGCACCGCGAGGCGTGCGACGAGGTAAAGCGCATCCTGCGCGAAGGCGCAGAGGAAAGGGCAGGCGCATGACGCGCGAGCCCTACCGCCCCACTGTGCCTGATTTCACCACCCCCAAAGAGGAGACACCATTGGACCGCAACGGCCACCCCAACCTGGCGCGCACCTACATCGCGCCCAACCCCACGCAGGAGCCGGAGGCGAAGCCCGCCCCCGAGCCCCAAGAGATCAAGGAAGCGCCGTTCTGCAACGCGGAAAGCACGCGCAACAAGCACGGCAAGGCGGTGATGCGCCTGCGCTTTGAGAGCTTCGAGGCCCTGGAAGCCTACTTCGCGGACGAGCTGATCGGCTCCGACATGATGGAAGGCAGCGCCTCGAAAGTGATCGGCACCACGCTGCTGATCTGGGACCGTAACTGAAACCACGAAAGGAAAGACCTGTGGACAACCTGTTCAAGAAAATGACCGCGACGTGTGACGAGCTGGCAAAGCTGATGGCGGATCGCGGGATTGTCACGCCGTCGGCCACAATCCAAGCGCGCAGCGGGCACCGCACCGCCCGCGTGATGCTCAACTTCGCGGAGGCCACCAGCTCATATCCCGACAAGTATGAGTTTATCAGTGGCGACACCATCGAGGAGGCCGTGGAGAAGGCCGAGGCGTGGGTGATGGCCCAGCCGACGGCCGACGAGCGCGCGCTACAGGATGCCCTGGAACTGACCGCCAAGGCGCTGGAGGCCAGCCGCAAGGCCGGGCTCGACACCGGCGAGGGCGCGGCGTTCGTCGCCCAGCTCGAAGCCATGATGAAGCGCTTGAGCGAGAACGCGATCACCGACCAGAGCGAGGCGAGCTGATGGCACGCGGAACAGCGAGCTATACCGGCGAGGAGGTGGAGGTGGCGTTCAGCGCCACCGGCCAGCTCACAGACTACGGCGTGCCAGGATCGCCGCGCTGGGTCGAGTGGGAGGATATCGAGATCGAGGAGCTGACGATCCTCGGCCACAAGGTCGATCCGAAGATCCTGCCCGCCGAGCTGGTGGAGGCGATCCGCGAGCTGGCCGACGAGGTGGAATTTGAAGCCGAGGAGCCCGACTATGACTGACCGAGAAATCATCCCCAGCGTCGAGATCGTCGTGTTTGTCCAGGACGCAGGCGGAACCACCCCTGCCACGATCCTGATCGAAGGCGGCACGCCGCTATGGGCGCTCACGGCAATGACCATGCGCGCCATTGCGAGCCAGCACCCACACCTGGGCGGCAAGCCCATCGTGGCGCTGCGCTACGACGTGCGGGCGCAGACGAGGGCGACAGCGTGAAGCACTGCGCCTGGCATGAGTGCGGCCGGGCTTTCGAGCCCGCCGACCCCCGACAAGAGTTTTGCTGTCCCGACTGCCGCAAGGCACGGGGCGCATGGAAGGCCAGGCGCGGCGGTCCACTGGTGGGCATGCTGCTGTCTGGAGACGTGGAGGCGCTGATGGAAGCGAAGCGCCGCATCAAAGAGGAGATCAAGGATGCAACTACCAAAGCTGATTGAGGACATGGATTTTGCCACATATTTGGGCGATCCGATGCCGGACCCAAGCCTGACCAGCTCGCTTGTGAAAGACCTGCTGGGCACCGCCCCGCGCAAGGTCTGGCAGAACACCGCCAGGCTCAACAAGGACGCCGAGAGCGAGGAGAAAACGATCTTCGATCTGGGCTCGGCCGCGCACCGGCTGTTCACCGGCACCGGCGCGCCGATTGTCGAGATCGACGCTGCCGATTTCCGGTCGAAGGATGCGAAAGAGGCCAGGGACGAAGCCTATGCCCAGGGCAAGACGCCGATCCTGGCGAAGAACATGCCGCGCGTGCGTGCAATGGCCACCGCTGCACTCGACCAGGTGCGGGATAACCCCGAGATCGGGCACCTATTCTCGGCCGAGAAGCAGGCCAAGCTCCTGCGCGAAGCCACAATCCTGTGGCAAGAGGCGGGCGTGATGTGCCGGTGCCGCCCTGACTTCTACTCGCCCGAGGAGAACGTGGTGATCCACTACAAGACCACCGGCACGGATATCTCGCCGGTGTCGCTGGCCAAGTTTGCCGCCAGCTCGGGCTGGGACATGACAGCCGCGCACTATCACCAGGGCGCGAAGCTGCTGACCGGCAACGCGCCGCGCCAGTATTTCGTGGTGCAGGAGACGGCCGAGCCGCACCTCCTGCTGACGGCCGAGATCGACAGCACGTTCCTGGAGACAGCGCTGATGCGCCGCGAGCGGGCGATGATGATCTGGGGCCGCTGCCTGCGCGAGAACCGCTGGCCCGGCATGATCTCCAAGACGATCACGCTGGAGTGCCCCGAGTGGCATGAGCGCAACCTGATCGCGGAGAAGGACGCCGAGGAAAGCGCCAAGGCGGCGGGCTCCGATCTCCTGGAGATGATGCGCACCTGGCAGGCACCCGAGGGCTGGCAACCGGCAGCGGTCCAGGGCTCGCGCCGTGACGAGAAGGACGTGATCGAATGAGCTTCACCTTCCAGACGGCCGAGCGCCGTAACACGCACATTCTGGTGGCCCTTGCGGGGGCCTCCGGTAGCGGCAAGACGTTCAGCGCCATGAACCTGGCAACGGGTATCTGTGGCGACAAGCCGTTCGCCGTGATCGACACCGAGGCAGGCCGGGCGCTGCACTATGCCGATCAATTCAACTTCAAGCACGCGGATTTCGCCCCGCCGTTCACGCCGGAGCGCTACCTGGAGGCGGTGAAGGCGGCAGAGAAAGCCGGGTTCGAGGCCATCGTGATTGACAGCATGAGCCACGAATTTGACGGACAGGGCGGGATCATGGAAATGGCCGAGGCGTCCGCCGTGAAAGGCCCCGGCGCATGGAAAGACCCGAAGATGCGCCACAAGAAGATGATGAACGCCTTTCTCCAGGTGCGCGCGCATCTGATCTTCTGCCTTCGCGCCGAGGAGAAGATCGACATGAGCAAGAAGGATGATCGAGGGCGCGTGATCGTGGAAAATGCGGGCTGGTTCCCGATCCAGGAAAAGCGGTTCATGTATGAAATGACCGCCAGCTTCACGCTCCAGCCTGGATCGCCGGGCGTGGTTGATCTCACGTTGCCGCACAAGGTTCAGGATCAGCACCGCATGAGCTTCCTTCCCGGTCGCCACATCACGGCCGAGGCAGGGGCCAAGCTCGCAGCCTGGGCGCGCGGCGACACGATCACGACACCCGACAAGGAGCTGTGGGACCGGGCTCGGCGTATCTCGCACGACGGGATCGAGAAGATCACGACGTTCTTCCAGAAGGTGGCCACCGAGGAGGAGCGCGCGGCTCTCCAACCCATCAAACGGGAGCTATGGGAGACTGCCAAAAAAGCGGACGAGAACCGTGGCGAGCTGGGCTGATGCGATCCAAGACGAGCGGCGAGCGACGCAGGATGATGCGCCGCTACGTCGAGCGATCCGAGCTGTGGTGCCGATGCTGCGCGCGGCCCATGTATTTCCTGGGGCTCGAAAGCCGAAACAGCTTCATCGGGCGCTGGCAGCAATACAAGGGGCGGGACGTTGTGCCGGACAAGCGCGCCTTGGCCAGCCTGATCGCAACCATCGACCACCTGATCCCGCAATCCAGGAACGGGACGCACCACCCCCGAAATCTGATGCTCATGTGCCAGGCGTGCAACGCCGACAAAGCGCACATGACCCCGAGCGAGTGGATCGCGCATCGCGCCGCGACCGGGCGAGCCTTGAAGAAGGAGATCATCGCCAAGCTCTTGAAGCGCGAACGAAAGGCGATCCGCCAGATCGGCGGGCCGTCCATGATTTACACCCACCAAGCCACAAAGGAGAACCCCCATGGCTGACGAAAAGACGAACCAGAAGCCCGAGAAGGACGACGACAACGCTTTCGCTGCAATCGACATGACGCAGCCGGTGTTCATCGTGTTCCACCAGACGGAGACGCGGAACAACATCGAAGTGTTCCAGGGACCATACGCCGAAGCCAACGCCAAGGCGCGAGCCAGCCAGAAGTCGGTGCGCACGAAAGCGAAGGTCGCCGTCCTCGGCCCCCAGCGCGCGGTCTATGAGCCGCCCGAGCCGTCGAAGGCGCAGGAAGTCCAGATCGACTGGACGGCGCAGTAAGAACCAGGCGGGCGCGAGTGACTTGCGCCCGCTGTATTGACCGAGGAAAGGGGTAGTCATGTCACGCGCACCGATGGAGCCAAAACAACCGACGCCGCTCCAGCGCGGCCTGTGTGACTGGTGCGGCAACGCTACGCCCCAGGGGCGCGCTTATTGTGGCAAGGAGTGCCGCGTGGCCTATAACAACCTGCTGGCCCGCCAGGGCAAGGCCGTGATGCAGATGCTCAAGGTCTGGCGAAAGCACCGAGGCGCGAAGGGATCACGCGGCGAGGGCATGATCGGCCAAGTCGCCTCGCGCGTGGATGCCATGCTGGAGGAGGATCGAGAACGCAAGCGCCGCCTGCGTCAGTGATCGTTCCGGTTGGCGATTGCAGACAGGAGCGCGTCGAGCCTGGCGTTCGTGTCCTTGCGGGATTGCCGATGCTCGTCGCGGATCTCCCGCATGTCGTTCAATAGCCTGTTCAGGTGCGCGTCCAGATCGGATTTCTGCACCGTGTCCTCGCGCACCCTGTTGATCCTGGCGTGCAGATCCCTGCTGTTGTTGCCCACTTCATCCTCCACATGGCGGATCATGAAGACAAGCCGCCAGAACGCGCCGATCAGGATCGTGCCCCAGCCAAGCGTCAACGTCACGGCGATGCCGATAGCCCATTTTAAGTCCTCACCCATCAACGCCCCCGGCACGCTCTGATCTCGTTTCGCACAACGCCATAGTGTCCGATCATCACAGACAGCGCCGATCCTTCCGGCAGGGCCACCAGCTCGTCGGCCGCTTGGTCCTGCACCTCTTGCGGGTAGCTGTAGAGCGTCGGGCAGGCGTCAGAAACTGCCGTCGCGCATCCGCTCAACAACACCATCCCGATCAGTCCGAGTATTTGCCACCGCATCCCGCATCCTTTCCTTTACCTCGTCCCGCGCCTGGGCGCGATCCAGCCGCTCCGTGAGCTGGCCATTGCGCCGCCCGGTCAGCACCAGGGCAATGATGCCCAGCGCCCCCAGGATCAGCGGCCAGAGCTTGCGCAGCCAGCCCCAGATCACCGCACGCCCCTTTCGTGATCGTCCACCCGAGCCTCCTCGATCCGGTCGGACATGATCCGCTGCACCACTGTAGCGGCCAGGACCACGCCGATCAGGCCGAGGGCCAGCCAGGGAAGCCAGTCGGCCAGCCCGCCGATGGCGGGGATCGCCGCAATCTGTTCGTGCGCCTGGGTAGCGGCAGCGGCAACGCCAGCGGCAACGCCGCTCTGTGCCTGGACCGCCTGGGCTCGGCGCTGCGTCTCGGCCGCGCGGATCGTCCGGCTTTCCGACAGGTTCGCGCGCGGCCAGCTCTGCCAAGCCTCGGCCGCACCGCGAAGGATCGCATCCGCCAGGCGCTCCTGTTCGCTGTCCTCGTCCGTAGCCCGGTTGCCGACCGGCGAGCTGCCGAAGAAGGGCTCGATCAGGATCGCAGGGGCCCGGCCGGAGTGCAGGGAGCCGCCGCCCCGATCCGCCGAGGCGCGTGTCTTGATCCCGCGATCCCGCAGGCCCAGCGCCACCACCATCTCGCGCTGGACGCTTTCCGCCAGGCGAAGGGACAACGCGGTGCCGCTGGATAGGGTTTCAGTCCCGGTCGCATCTGGCGAGCTGGCCCCGTTGAAGTGCAGCTCCACGCTCGCGTCAGCGCCCCAGGCGTCCACCTCGGAATAGACGCGCTCGATCTCGCGCGTGTAGCCGCCGCCAGGCGTGCGCATGAAGGTGCGAACCTGGATGCCATAATCCCCGGCCAGGCGCTCGATGCGCCGCGCGAGCCGCCCGTTCCAGACGAACTCGCTTTCCCCGGTGTCCTGGCGAACCGCGCCCTGGCTGGCGCTGTTGTGCCCTACTACGATTGCAAGTTTCATATTTCTGCGCCAACTCCAAAATGCGTGTCCATCTGTGCATCGGTGACTTTCTTGGACATCATCAACAGGCGCAGCAGCAGGTCATTGCGATTGACGACCAGTTGCCCTAGCGCGTTGATTTCCGCGATATCTTGCTTGTCCGCGCCCTCGATGTGCTGCGCGATTATGTCGGTGACGATCTGCGGCAATGCGTTACCCGGAACCCAAGCTTTTGCCTCTGCCGCCGTAATCCAACCCTCGCGCAGGGCCAGTTTGGCAAAGTCGAGACGGGACATGGACGCGGCCGCGCGGGCCTTGGCGGGGTCTGGTCTGCCAATCTTGATAATCATGCGCCCACTCCATCGGTCAAATCAGCTTCGTCAACGGTCCATTCGTTGCGCCATTCGCGGTCGGTCGGCACATCGGACACGTCCACGATCTTGTATGCCTTGCCAGTCGGCACATCCTTGGCCGCGATCTGCTCAATCGTCAGCCCGCAATCGGCAGGGGTCAGGACAGCCACGCCGCCTGTGTCGTTTTGGTAGATGATACGTTTGTTTTGCATGGGATTTCCTTTCATCGGAAGATTGCTACGCTGACCTTAGTGCCGTCTCGGGCTTCGGCCAAGCCGTCAGAAAGCAAAATCCTCACTGATCCTACACCGTAAGTGACTGGTATTGCCGGTCCATTTTGGTCGTAAAGGTTTAATGATCCGCTGTTCCAATTCGCCGTTGCCGCATAATTCGCATCCTCCATGTCCGTCGTAAAGTTTACCGTGTAATCACCCGTCCCATTATCCGTGATACTCGAAACATTCCCGCTGGCGCGGATTGCCACTGTTCCGGTGCCGTTGAAATTTACCCACGCGCGGCAGGCATACATCGGGGCTGAACCAGTGGCGTTCAGCACGTCAGCGATGGCTGTTCGTGTGTAAGCTGTCGTCGCAAGCTGCGTTGTGTTTGTCGCCGCCTGCGCAGTGGGGGCACTGGGTGTGCCAGTCAACTGAGGGCTTTCAATCGGTGCCTTGAGCGCAACACTTGCAACGCTTGCCGCACCAAGCGTTGTCCGCTGCGCCGCAGCGTCAGTAGCCGCCGCGATTGCCTGTCCTGCCGCCGTGAACGCGAAGCCGCCGCTCTTAATCAGCTTCCCTGTCGCGCCGTTAAACAATGCGACGTGATTGTTTGTGGCCGAGGCTGGCCCTTCAACGTCGCCTGTTGCAGAAGCCGCCGCCTCCGCGGCGCTGTCGGCCGCCTCTGTGGCGCTGGTGCCTGCCGACGCGGCAAAAGATTGCGCCTCTGTGGCGCTGGTGCCTGCCGACGCGGCAAAAGATTGCGCCGAAGCTATCTCGGCAGCGGTCGGCCCGATCCCAAGATCTGAACCACTTGCGCCAAACACCAGAGCCCGACCCGCGCGCGCCGCCGCGCTTCCAGTGGCCAAAGGACCGACAACGAGCGATGTGCGGCTGATCCGAAGGCTTTGCGCCACGCGGGTATTGATCCCCTGTATCGCCTGCCAAAGACGATCCAGCTCGGTGTTGAAGGGTCCTGATTTGAACCCACCCCGAAGCTGCATGTCCGAGCTGCGTTGGAGCGGCACAATCAGATAGACGGAATAGGCGTCTGTGCCGTTCGCTGCCACGGCAAGCGTGACAACACCGGATCCCGTGCCCGCGCCTGTCACCGTGTAGTCCGTGTTCAACACCAGAGGCGTTTCCGACCCCGATTTGTAAACCTCAAGCCAAGAGGCTTGCTCAAAATAGAAATCGAGCGAGATCGTCGTGACGCCCGCCGCTGGAGTGAGTGGCCCCACAACTAGATCGCTTTCCAAAACCGCCATCTGCTAACCTCCGAAAGCGTTTGAAATATCTGGTGCCCGCAAAGCACCTCGCCCCTGTATAGCAGAAGATCCTGGTGGGGCGAAGAATTGAGTGTCATACTGTCGCGCGCTCTGGATGCGACGGCGGAACGACTGCGATGCCTCCGGGTCGATCACCTGCTGGAGCTGATCCAGAACTTCGCGCTCATAGGCCAGGCGCAGATACCATAGCGAACCGCCGGGCGTGTAATTCCGCAGGAGCTGCACGAACTCGCGGCCCGCGCGCGTATCCTCGCCCAGCGCCAGCTCGCGCGCGTTGCCGACCGAGAAGCGAAGCATGTCGTCTAGGAAGCCCACGCCAGGCCCGGTCAGCGTCTCCGCAATTCCACCTCCAAAGCGGTTCACGTCCGAGAAAAAGAAATCCCCGAAGATGCCAGCGCCGCCGCCCTGAGCAATCGCGGCCGTCCAGAACTCGCCGCTGGTCATGTCGCGCGGATCGCGTCCCTTGGACGTCTCCTTCATCTGGATCGCCAGCGCGCCCAGGATCGTGTTGCCGACCAGAAGCCCGGCCGCGTAGGACATGGCCGAGCCCGGCCGTCCCTGGTAGGCTTCCGCCATGATGCGGCCGAACTGCGTGACCAGCATCGTCACTGGGAAACTCTTGAACTGGAGCCCGAAGCGCAGGAACTCCCCCGAGATCGAGCCCGGCTGCGTGCGGCCGAGGATCGTGGCGCGGCCAAAAATGTTGGTGCTGGGCACCGCGAACTCGGTCAGGCTGGTGATCGCTTCCATGTAGCGATCCGCGAGGTTTGCGCCGCCCACCTCCTCGATCTCTTGTGACCGCAGAAGCCGGAGCCCGCTTTCCGTTTCGTGAACACGCGATCTCTGAATTGCTGGCCAGTCGTTTTCCCCGATCCCGTAGCTCTTGAACATGCGCTGCGTGCGCGCGGGCAGATCAGCCCAAGAGCCCGACTGCCACTTTACTGCCTGCGACATGAACTCCAGCCCGAAGGATTGACGCTGCACCTCTGTCATCCATCCCAGACCCGAGGCGCGGATTGTGAAGTCAGCTAGGCGCGCCGCGCTTTCGACGTGCATCTCCTCCAGCTCGTAGCGTGCCACCGCGTTGCCGATATCCACCGCGTTCTCGAAGATTAGCCCCGCCTCATTCGCCTGGGCGCGCATGTCGGTTGATGTGGCCAAGCGCGAAAGCTGGCGCATGAACCCGAGCTTGCCCATCCCGACGAACCCGGCCGCGATCCGCTGGCTGTTGAAGTCTGTCACGCTGGAGATCACGGCCGAGCCCAGGTGCGCGCTCGTCAGGTAATTCCGCAGGGCCGATGCTCCGCGTGCCAGCTTGGCGTTCTGTGGCATGTTGGAGCGGCCGGTGAACAGGTCCATCATGTCGTCGGCCACCTTCGACTTGCGCCGCGCCCGGTCCAGAGCATCAGGTTCCGCTGATCGGCTTGCAAGCTGCTGCGCCGCGTCGGACAGATACCGGAACGTGTGGAACGGATTTGGCCCCAGCTCCTCCATCATCGAGATATCCATCGCCATGTTGTCGAGGTGGCCCATCATCACTCGGAACGCATCCTGCCCGCTGCCAAATCGCTCTGAATACCCCATCCAGTCGTCGGCGCTCTTGAACTTGAAAAACCGATGATCGGCCCGGCGGTTATACATGGCCGAGCCGTAGCGCGCCGCAGGCGAGCGCCTGGAATAGCCATCGGTGCGGATCGCCTCGAAGGCGTCTTTCATCAGCACCTCCAGCGTCTCGTTCGTGAAGGCCAGCCCGTTGTTGAAGTCGCGGCCCATCGCCTCCAGATCGAGGCGCGGCATGATGAAATCGCGCCAGTCGTCATAGCTCGCCTTGCGAACCCTGGCGCTGTCATGTGCCTGGGGAAGCCCCCAATCGGATCGCTTTCCCACATGGCCCCCGGCCGCATTGAAGCGAAGCCGCGCCTTCTCCGCGACCCCGGCCCAGGATTGTGCGATCGAGCGCGCGGCCGCGTCTCCGGTGTCCTCACCAAAAACCTCGCGCACCACCTTGCGCAGCACCTCGGGCTTGCGCCGGTTCCCCACCAGGTTGGCACGGAAGGATCGCACCGCGTCGGTCATGTCGCGCCGGAAGCTGCGCCGCACCGCCTCATACTTGCCCGCCAGTGTCGAGCCCCCAGCCCCCCGCGTGTTCGACACCAGGTCTTGCAGGTATTGCGCCGGGTCCAGCTCGCCTCTGATATTCCGGTGGCGCTGGATGCGCTGCGCTTGGCGCTGCGATGCCGCCGCCTGGAGCTGCATCACACGCCGCTTTTCCCCCGCCTCGGCACGGGCCTTGCCCTGAACGGCGCGCGCGGCCTCGATCTCGGCCTGGGTGTATCCCATGCTGCGCTGAAACTCGCGGAAAGCGTTGTCATACTCCCGAAGGATGCGCTCGGCCCGGTCGCGGTCCATCTCGCCACCGGCCACCGCCCGGTTGATACAGTCTCGAAGCGCCATGTCTTACCCTTTCACGCAGAGATCGAGGACGGCCACCGCCTCGTCGTCAGCATCCAGCTCGGCCGCGAGATCAGCGCGCGACTTCACCACCGCGATCTCGTTGCCTTCGTCGTCAAAGCCACGGGCCACCGGCACCGCATCGAATAGATCAAACCGTCCTGGATCGTTCGGATCAACCTGGTCGGACATATCCCCGTCCGAGGTTCTTGCCGATGAAGGCTCGGCCGTCGGCTCGATCCTGGTGTTGGCGATCTGGGCGCGCACGCCCTCCCCGCCTACCGGGTCCGCGAAGCCTTCGAGGGGATCAGGTGCCGCTGCGCTCGAACGCGCAGGTTCTGCATTGCGCCCAGGAGCGCCATCTCCTCGCCCAGCAAGGCCATTTCGCTCAACCTCTTGTCGGACAGCATCTGCAACTCGCTGGGCGGCGTCTTTGAGCCTGCCGGTTTCTTTGTAGCCTTTCGCGCCATCGTTCAACGCCTCCGATATTGGCCCCGCCCGGTGCGCCAGTTTCTGCACCGCCGCGAGGGCTTGTTCAACTTGTTGCCTGGTCTGCTTGTTGGTCGCCGTGTCCAGTCGGTTTGCTCCCGTTCCCTGGATGCGGTCGGCTCGCTCGTCCAGTGTGCGGAAAACGCTGCGATCATCGCGCATGATCCGCATGGCCCGCTCCAGCACCTTGGCCCGCTCCAGGTAGAGGCTCTGCACGATCTCTTGTTCCCCGAACAGATCGCTTGTCGTCTCCCGAGAAACCGGAGCCTGGAGCGCTTGAGAAAGGATGCTTTCGGCCTGCGTGGTGGTGTCCGGCCGGGTGCGCTTGAGGAGCTGCATCATGGCTCCGTGCATCTCTGGGTTATCCACCATCCTGCCCACGAGCTCGGCAAAGCGCTCGGGCACCACCTCGTTGATATACAGATCAAACGCTTCATCGGAAAGCCGCGCCAGCGATTGCGCCCGTGCAATGCCAGGACCGGCAGGCAGTTGCGTGATTGCGTTTGGCTGCACGCGAAGCACGCGGGCCGCGTCTTTGGCCATCGCCGTAGACATTCCGTCGCTGGCCTCTGCGATGTTTGTCAGCGCAGCCAAAACGCGAATATCCTCGGGCGAAAACCCATCGACCTCGCGAAACACACGCGCCGCCATTCTAATCTCTTCGCCGGTCTGTTCCATGATCCGCCGCGCCAGGCCGGTGCGCTGGTGCCCGTCAGCGATTGCCCGCGATCCGTCGCCGTATTCGTAGACGATCACGATCCCCGCGCGCTCGGGATACCACTCGGTCACATCGAGAAGGCGCTGGGTCTGCCCGCCCTCGGCCACCACGTTGGAGCGGAACTGGAAAACGTCCGGCTGCACCAGAAGCTCGCGCGGGTCCACCTCCTCGATCTCGCCGTTGAGGATCGAGGCGCGCGGCTGGGCGAAGGTCGGGCGATCCGGCATGTCCGGCGTGCCGCCCTCATGCGCCGTCTCTGCGGCCGTCTGGGCGCGCTCCAGGTGTTCGCGCACCTCCGGCCCGTCGCCACCGTCGGTTGCCGCCTCCTCGTCCTCCAGGTCGCGCCGGAGCTGCTGCGCGATCAAGCCCGCCTCTGCATCACCTGTCGCCTCTGCTGCCTCGATCAGCGAGCGGCGCTCGCCGCGCAGAAGGTGGCCAAGCCTGGTCGCCTGGTTTACGCCGCCACGAAACGCCTCGGGGCCATACATCGTGCCCGCGCGGATCGTGCCCCCGAGCGTGGCACCGACGGCAAAACCGAACGCGGCGTTCTCAAAGATGCTTTCCTCGGGAAGTCCGAGCTGGCGCAGGAAGGCATTGCGCGTCGGCGTGGTTCCGGCCTCCAGCGCAGCGTTGAGCCCGCCCTCGATCAGCGCCGTGGCCAAGATGCCAGCGCGAGAAGCCGCACCGAAGGGAAGCGTTGCAATCGTCTCGATGTTGTCGAAACCGGCCACGAAACCGCCAGCCAGTTGCCCGCCAAGACCGCTCACGCCCCGCCCCCGAGACATGATCTCGTCGGATCGCTCGACACGCTCCAGGAGCGCCCCGGTGATTTCGTCGCGCCGCGCTGCCAGCGTCTCCGGCGTCACGTCCTCGGGAAGCTCGATGCCGCGCTGTTCCAGCTCCGCGAAAAGATCGGTCAGCGTGGCGTCGTCTGGGGCGAAGCGCTGCGAAGTGAGCCGCCCCGCCATTTCCAGGGAAAGCGCCTGCCCTTGGACGCGAACGCGCGCTGGGCCTGGGCCGAAGCTGTCGATCGCCATCTGGTCGAGAAGCGGCTGGAATATCTCGCGCTCTGTTCTGGGTCGGCTGGTTAGCTCGCCCACCTCTTGCTCGCGGCGAAACGCTGCACCGGCCACATCGCCAAAGGTTGCGCGTGGCCCGCGCGTGGCGACGGGATCAACCGGCTGGAGCTGCACAAGTCTGGCCATCAGTCGAACTCCCGCAGATCAAAGGTCAGGATGCCGCGCTGGTCGCCGTCATCGGTCAGGAACACGGCGCCCTCGGCGTCCACCGGCACCAGGATATTAGGATCATCAGGCGACGGCCGCAGGCCCTGATCTCGATCAATTGAGCGCTCCAGCTCGTCGGCAGACATTGGCCGGCCGAACCGATCCACGACAAGCCCGCGCGCAATTTCGGTCAGGCGCTCGTCGGTCAGACCCCCGCCCAGCATAGTGCCGCCGATCATGCGGTTCACGCGCCCAGCGTCCCAGCCTGGTGGCAGGAGCGTGAACCCGTAGCGGGTTTCTGCCAAGCCGCCGGTGCCGTCGGCTTGCTCGCCCAGCGCCATGCGGTAGCCCGTTTCAAGGTCGCCCGTCTCGATTGCCCGGCCACCCTCGGCCATTGCCAGGCCGCGCGCATAGGCCAGCGCCGTGGTGTCGAGATCGCGGATCCCCTCCGGTGCGATCATGTCAGCCTCCAGAAGAGGCGCAAGGATCGTCTCGCGCGCCACGGCCAGATCGGTAGCCCCGCCACCCTCCAGCCGCGTATCCACGGCCCCGCGCAGGATCACACCTGCCGCCTGCTGGTTGCCCATCGAGTAGACCGCACCGGCCGCGTAGATCACCGGCTCCGATTGCCCAATCCGCGAGAAGATCGCCATTGCCTGATCCTCGCCCATCTCGGCCACCGAGCCCAGGAACGCGGCGCGCTGGGCGCGCGAGCCGTTCTGGAACACCTCCGAGATGCCGTCCAGCTCGGCCTGTGTCAGCGGAACCGGATGATCGACCCCTTCCGGCCGCGTGTGTGGTGCTAGGAGATCGACGCGCTGCGAGATAATGCTGCCCACCTGTTCCATGTCCTCCGCTTCCGCAAGGCTCGGCAGCTCGACCCCGACCGAGCGCGCAAACCGCACCGGCTCATTGGTGGCCATGCCCCGGCGATGCTCTGACCACTCGCCAAGGCGCTCGATCACGCGCTGAGTGGTCAGAGCCTCAGCCCCGTAGCCCTGCCCCTGTGCCGCCAGGACAGCGAGCGAGGCGCGCGCATCCTCCAGGACCGCATCCCGCTCGGCCGCGCTCATGCCTCGCAGCGTCTCCACGTCGCGGTGGAACGCCTCGACCTCGTTGATCGCCGCCAGCACGTCTTGATTGCCCGCCGCCTGGGCGCGCAGCCCGTCGTAGTCCACGTCCTCGGCCCGCGCGCCGTTCATGGCCAGTTGTTCAATCAGGGGCAGGCCGACCGTTTCAGCCGAAACCGCATCCTGCACTTGCTTGATCCGGTCTTGCAGGCTTTCGATGATTGCCGCCCCGCCCAGATCGAGATCGCCCCGGTCGGCCGCGTCAGACATGTCTCCCCTGACGCGCTCGACGTAGCGCATCAGCTCGTCGCCCGTCATGCCGTGCGTTGCCACCTGTGCATCAGCCACCTGAAACTCAAGCTGCGCCTCGCGCTGGAGATCAGGGTAGGGAGAGAGCGCCGACATGATGCGCGCACGCTCCTCTTGTGGGATCGCCACCGGCACGCCAGCCTCACCCATCGACACATAGGCGTTGATCGTGTCCGTCATGCCTTGTTCAAGCCGCCGCCGCTCTGCCTCGGCCGCAGTCCGGCGCGCGCTTTCGGTCGAGCGCGCCCGGCTTTCCATCGAGCGCAGCATCTCCAGGCTTTCACCCGCAGGAAGCGGAGAGTTGCCCGAGAACACCTGTTGCCGGAACTCGTCCACATACTGACCAGGCGCGGCCGAGCGCATGAAGTCGGCCTCAATCATCAGGTGGCGCGCGCCCATCGTGATCTCGGCCATGTTGGTGGCGATAGCGTCCGGCGTCATGGTCCCGGCGCGCGTCGGATCGGCCGGATAGGTGCGCCCGGCGATCTCGAACCCCTCGCGCGGCCCGAACTGCGCCAGCGTGTCGCTGGCCTGGGCCATGTGATCGGCCAGCTCTGCCGCCGTCGCGCCGGTTAGCGCCAGCCGCTCGGCCTCGGATCGCGTTGTGGTCACGATCTGGCCAAGGGCCTCCTCTTGCCGTGCCATCACGCGCCGCTGGGAAAGCTCTACTGCCTGCCGCTCTGCTGCGATCCGGCCCCGGTCGAACTGCGATTGCAGCTCCGTGGCCAGGCCAGGCATTTCCTGGGGAAGCTCGGACATAACTTGTGCCCGCACGCTTTCCAGCTCCTCGCGGAGCTGCCCGAGATCGCCGTCGGCCCGCTGCATGGCCGCACGCATCCCCTCCTCCATCGCAGAGGTTGCACGGGCAGTAATCACCCGATCCGCTGCACGGTTGAACGCCGCATCGCGCACCGTGAACGGAAGTCTTGGCTCGAATGTCGAGCTGTTCAGCGTCTCCAGCTCATACTCCGGCGTGCCGGGCACGCTTACCGTGATCCCTTCACGCCCCGCGCGCTCCTCGGCCTTCCTGATCCAGAGGTTTGCAAAGTCCTGCGCCGACATGGTGCCAGGATCGCCGCCGTTGAGCCGCACGGCTTCGCGCCCGACAACGGACGAGGCCAGGCGTGGGCCAGCGGTCAGTAGATTGATCGCGCCCTGCGCGCCCTGCTGGTGCGCCAGGTAAATCTCGCCCACGGTCGGCTGTCGGCCGAGCGCCGTGGCAAGCGTGCTCATGTTGTCTCGGGTAAAGCGCGCGCCTGCATCTGCCGCCTGATCCACGTCGAAACGGTTTGCGACGCCATACTGCGCGGCCGTGCCGTCGATGAACTGGAACAGGCCACCGGCCGAGCTGTTGGGGTTCTGCGCGTTGGGATCGAAGCTGCTTTCCAGGCTGGCAATGACGGACAGCACACCAGGATCGACGCCGTGCGCCTCGCCCGCCCGCGTGATCGCCGCACGAACGCGCGTTGGTCCAGGCTGTAACCCGTCACCCTGTGCGCCCATCGTCACCGAGGTATCCTGGCCACGAAGCTGCCGGAGCCCCCATTGAGGCCCGCGCTCGTCCACCGCGGCTAAAGCCTCTTGCTCGCCGCGTGCGGTCTGCACCTGTTCCACCGCCGGGCGGATGAACTGGTTGGCCGATCCAAGGATATCCTGGAACGCTGCGAAGGTCTGTTCGCGCCCGCGACCAAGCTCCGCGCGAGGGGAAACCTGGGGCGTGACAAGGGCAGGGCCATAGCGGCGAATTGAAGGCATGGTTTACCCCGTCAGTTGATACGCATCGAGGCCGATCTGTGCCGCGCGACCGAAGCCGCCCAACATTGAGGATCGCGCCTCGGACATGAGGCCCCGCGCACGAAGGCGGGACATTGCGGCGCGGTTGTCCGCGTTCTGCCTGGTCACGTCCAGGTTCCGCTCGGCCAGGCGCTTGGTGCTTTCGGCCACGTTCACCGGCGTGCCCACGCCAATGTCGAGCCCGTTGGCAAGCTGGATCACCTTTTGCTCGCCCGCCAGCTCGGCATATTCCCGCGCCAGGTCACGCGCCTGGCCCGCACCTGCCGCCTGTTCCTGGAGCGCCTGCGTCCTGGCGAACGCGGCCTGGTCCTTTGCTGCCCGGCTCGCGGCCACACCCTGCCCGATTGCCGCCAGGGCCGAGCCTGCGCTTAGAACCTGGGACAACGTGACGAGACCAGAGCCCGCCGCAGCGGCCCCAGCTCCTGCCGCCGCGGCCCCAGCTCCTGCCGCAGCGGCCCCAGCTCCCGCCGCAGCGGCCCCAGCTCCCGCCGCCGCCCCTGCGCTGGATACCGCCGTCCCGATTGCCATGAAAACTGTTGCCATGCCCGCCTCCTAAAATCTCACGTCGTAGGTTATCGACCGCAGGAGGAACGGCATAGGCTCGATCTGCGTGATCTCCACCGTCGGCTCCTTCTGCCAGCGGCCGAGCCCGCCGATCCGCTTTGGCCCCGTGAATAGAACCTCCTCCAGCGTCGGGTCCATCAACCCGCTGTCGTAATTCTGGAGCGACACTTGCCGCGCCCGCCCGCCGTCGTGCCCCGTGATCGCCACCGCTCCGGTGCGTTGGAGCTGGAGAAGCGCGCGGAAGATGCGCATGTTCTGCATTGTCGGGGAAAGCTCGCTCCGGCCCTTGTAGGGGTGTAGCACGATCCTCGGCACCTGCTTGAGCCCGACCTCGGCCGAGGTGGCAAAGGACGCCGTGCCAAGGTCGATTGAGCCCGAGGACACCGTGAACGCGCCAAGCGGCAGGCCGTCACCATGCACCTCGACCACCTGCCCCTCAAGCCAAGGATAAGCCGACACGTCGATGGTCGAGCCAGCGCCCGAGATCGAGATGCTACAATCCGACATGAACCCATCATCGAACTGCTCAAGGAAGTGCCACGTCGCGCCGGTCAGATCGCGCTCGACCATTGCGAAGGCGTCACCGGCCTGCGTCGAGGAAAACTCCAGAGGCGTGCCTTGCGTCTTGACGCGGAAAAAGCCCGTCACCTGCTGCACGCGGTCAATCACAACCATGGCGGCTGGCACCTGGTTGCCGTTCCGGTCGGCCCCGGTGTTGGCAACCAAAAGGATAGTCGGCTCGTCCACGTCGCGCGCCAGGCGCAGCACCAAGCGTCGCGGCGACGACATGAGGTGCCCAGCCAAGAGCGATACCGGCTCTGCCGAATAGCTCTGCTCGGTGTCGGTGAACAGATACTCGCGCAGAGCTCGACCGTTGCGATCCACGAACAGCGTGCCACCCTGCACGTCCACCGGATTTACGTTGGCACTGGAGCCATGGCGGCTCGTGACCTTGAGTGCGATATTGTCGATGGTGATTGGCTCGTCGGGCACATAAAGCTCGGCCGAGCTGGTGAAGATTTGCAGGTGCCGTCCAGGGTAAATATTCTGGATTGTCACCTGCTCGTCAATGTTCGGTGCGACCACAATCGGAGACGCTGCTACCGGGTCTGCATCCTCCTTGAAGTCGAACAGCGCGCCCGCCCGGCTGGCCACAATCACATCAGGTCGAGCCTTGAAGCCGCCCATCCAATGCCGTCCCTGATAGAACGTGCCGCAGCTCGGATAGCCGCGCGTGGCGCTCCAGAGCGCGTCAAAGTCTTTCTTGCCGAACTGCTTGCGGGACAGCACCACCGTGCCGTCGCCGGTCAAAATGTCGATCACCAGGATCGGCCAGGATATCTTGCCATCCTTGCCGGTAAATTCGACCTCAAGCTCTGCGTTCGCGCCCGATCCCTCACTGATCCGCACGGTCACGGAGGTGATATCTGGCAGGCTTTCGATTGCCGTCTCTAGGTTCGCCGCGTTGGTCGATGCGGTGTTGGTCCAGCTTATCTCGTCGCTGGCCGCGCCATTGTATTCGACCAAGAGCTTGTGACCACTATTCATGTCATCGAACCGCAAGAACTGGATTTCGTTCTCGCCGCCGCCGGTATCCTCGTCGTCAAAGGAGAACTCGGTTATGGTGTCGAACTCCAGAGGGCTTGACCGCCAGTCTTGGTCGCTACCCAGCCGCTGCACGATGTAAGGCGGCTGGTCCTGGTGGTAGAGGATCAGCGTGTCCAGGTTCGGCGCGGCCTTGATCGAGGCCACCTGCGCGGCCGTGTGCGGGATCGGTGTTGCCGCCATCCATGCGCCGCTCAATCCGTCGAACACGTCGCAGCACCCCCCGATCATTACCAGGATATACTCGTCCTCTATGCTTGTCGTCAGGCGGTGCATGGAGAACGCCTCGACCGTGCCGCCAGAGCTGTAGCCTGCCTCGATCTGCATTTCCACGCCGGACAGCTCGACTGTGGCACCTTTGAGATCGAGCGCCGAGGCATTGTCTACGATCACACGCCAATAGCGCGCCGTTCCCAAGAGCGTGTCAGGAGCTGCGCCGAAACGTCGATCATAAGAGATATTGCCAACGGAGATGGATGCCACATCTGACCAGGTAGAGCCGTCCGAGCTGGTCTGGAGCGTGAGATTTGCCGTTGAGATACCGGCCGGCAAGCTGCCGATCCGAAGATCGCGCGCATCAAACAAAGACACCGCCTGCGCGCTGCCCAAGTCCAGCCTAGCGATCTCGTATTCCGTCGCTGTGCCCACGCCTCCAGTCTCCAGGAGCGTGTTGCGGTCGCCGTCGGTCAGGTTCGCGGCCGTGCCGCCGTTTGCGGCCGTGACGGTTGCGCCGCCCAGGCTGATCGAGGAGATCGGGCCACGCTGGAGCGCGCGGAAGCGCCAGCCCTCGCGCCGCTTGGCCCCGCCTTGGGGCAGAGGCACCGCGTTCTCGATGATGCGCGCCGAGTTGTAGAAGAACGCCACATCTTCGCGGCTCCAGAGGAGCGGATCGAACTCGCCTGCGGAAAGGCTGGTCTGGACATGGCGGCTGGTGGGCATCAGTAGACCCCTCCAAAGCGCGCGTTCCAGATCGGATCGTGATCGTCCAGGAGGGATCGCGTCGGATCGCCGGTCGCGTCGGCCTCGGTCGCCGTGCGGAACAGCCCGCCCCGGCCGAACTCGCTCGGGTTGCCATAGGCGATCTGGCGGTGGAGCTGTTCCTTGCTCGCGTTCTCCGTCACCGGCAGCGCTAGGGTCGCGGCGACGGCCTCGATTGCGAGCGTGTGAAAATAGCCCGGCCATTGGCTTTCTGGCACGCGCCAAATGTATTCAATCACCACCTGGTCGAAGTCGGTGAACAGCCAGCGCTCCTGGATTTCGTAGAGGAACACTTGGGGCGCGCGCTGCCGCGTCGTGTTGAACACGGACAGAGGCTTTCCCACGCGATCCGTGCGCAGGGTCGGCATGAGAAAGGCGCGCTTCCATTCGTTGATCGGCGTGCCCGCTGCATCCTCCTCCAGCACCTTGCGGCGCGTGGCGAAGCTCCAGTCGTGCGATCCAAGGAGCTGGAGGATCGTGGGCTCGTAGAGCTGGTTCACCTTCTCGGCTGTATCGCTGTCCTCCTCAAAAGAGGAAATCGCCGGTTCGCCCAGGCGAGCCAGCGCTTGCGATGCAACGTCCACTCTGCTGTCGGTCATGTCAGCCCCCTAAGAAAATGGGCCGAGGCCATGACAGCCCCGGCCCGTCCCTCGCATCCACACCCCAGCGGATTAGGCGAAGGCGTCGATTGCCGCGATGGTCACAACACCGGCACCGCTGATGGCCGAGACGTGTGCATCGAAGTCGGCATCCGAGGCGTGGATCAGGATGCGATCCCCCACGGTCAAAAGCGCCGCTGCGCTGTTGAAATAGCCCGTGCCCTTGACGGCCGCTTTCGCGTCGGCCCCGGCGTTGTAGCTGAAAATCTTGATGCCACCGCCGGAGCCACTGTGGTTCTCCAGTCCTTGCAGGTTGAAAGCCATGTTGCTTCTCCAGGTTCAGTTTCAGGAGAGGGCGAGCGTCAAGCCCGCCCCCTAGTGGCGCTTATGCGCCGTCCTCGTCGCAGGTGATCTCGACCACGCCACCGGCGTCGATCTCGATGGAGCCTGCCGAGAACAGCATGTTGGCGAGCCAGCTCGTCTTGGTCGGGATGTAGTTGACCTCCATCCGCTGATCCATTCCGATGGCGTGCCCGATGGCCGACTTCGCATAGGCGAAGGTGGTCCGGTCGCCGCCGGTCAGGTCAAGACCGCCCTCTGCACGGGTTGCGATCCACTTGAACGACATGCCCAGGAAGCTGGAGATATCGCCATTCACCAGGGCGCGCACCGTGTTGAAGTCCGCGCTCGTCGCCTCGGTTTCCCCGAGGAGCCCTTCGCGGCCGACGTAGGAGCCCACATAGGTGATATCCTCGTCCTCACCCACGCCGCCGTCGCCCAGAAGGCGCGAGGCGCGGCGCAGCTTGTCCACGTTGAGGTTGGTGTCTGCCCCGCCGATGGAGCTTGCCACGGTCAGAGTGGTTGCAGTCGCTTCCAGCGCGTCGATGATAAGCTGATCCTCGCGGCGGCTGATTGCCTTGGCGATGGAACCGGCCAGCTCCTCGCGCTCGGAGATGTTGGTTTTCGCATCATCGAACACGTCGGTGTATTCGGCGGCGTTCCAATCTTCGAGCGTGACCGTCGCGTTGGTGTGCGCGAGGTTCATCGGCACAACGTCGGTCTGCTTCACCCGGCGGGTTGCCAGGCCAGCGGCCAGTTTCGGGAAGCGGTGGGTCGAACCCACAACGCCAGTTTTCACGCGCGTGGTGTCGCGCAGCTTGCCCATATCCTGATAGGCGTGCTTCACATCAGCGTCAAAGCTGGCGATTGCTGCGGTAGAGAGAGAGGTGGACATTGTGTCACTCCTTCAAGGTTTCAATCGGGGGAGATCGAGGGCCTTGAGGGTCACGGGCCTGTCACAAAAGCCGGGTGCCGTTCCTCGCGGGTCTGCATCTTGTGGTGCAATATGCCACCAGAGACGTGATCTGGCAAGCGCGCATAAAAAAACGCCCCAGCGGGAGGATGTTGCCGGGGCGTTTAGGTGAGGGAGGTTTTGTAAAGAGCTTGCGCCCTGTGATCCTATAGCACGCCAGACTTGATCGAGCCAGTGGCTTGCGGCGAGTTGCCAAATGCCTTCTGCATCAGGTGTTGAGCTTCTGCCATTGCTCCGTCCTTTTCAGAACCGGCTGGCATCCGGCTTGCGGCCGCGTGTTTGGCGTATGCCTCTTGCGGCGTCACCGATCCATCCGCACCGTCGGCCATCGGGATCGGCTTCTCGCCCATCTCGCCGGTCAGGATGCGGTGAAAGATGCGCGCTGCGCGGCCGGTGCCGACCATTTGGGCGAACTCGGCCATGTCCTGATCGTCTTTCAGCACGCCGCGCTGGGCCAGCTTCTCGGCATAGGTGCCGATGGTGTTGACGATGGTGCTGGCTTCCTTCTGGCCGACCTCCTTGACCAGCGACTGCATCTCTTGCTCGCCGCTGATCTTCTGCGCCTCCTCGTTCGACACGCCGATGGGCATCCCGCCTTCCGCGATCCCGCTCAAGCCCTCGCGCATGAGTTGGGTAAACGCCTTGTCGGGGATACCGAGCTTGTGCGCCGCCTTGCGGAACGCATCGACATAGGGCTTCGAGGCTTCGCTGTTCAGCTCGTCCGCGATCTTGTCGTCGTCGCCCTCGGGATCGAACTTGTAGCCGTCGGGATCGTCGGGCACCGCGCCCTCCAGGCTGCTTTCGCCCTTGCCCTTCTGGGACAGCTCGCGCCGCGCGCCCTGGTAGGCTTTCGTTACCTTCGCCAGCGTCTCGTCAGCCGTTTGGCCCAGGAGATGATCCGGCAGCTCCATGCCGTCAGGCAGCTTCCAGGCATCGCCCTCGCCTTCACCTTCCTTGCCGCCGGTCTTTTGCTTGGTGGCGAAGTCCAGGATCGAGGAGCCGCCCTGTTCCGATCCATCTCCTTCGCCATCTCCACCTTCGCCGCCAGCTCCTTCGCCCTGGTCGCCGCTGTCACCGTCTCCGTCGCCTTCGCCCGAACCACTCTTGCCTTCATCGGATGGGCTCCAAACGGGGGCGTGATACTGCCAGAATTTCCACATGCACGTCGTCTCCTTGTTCGCTGGGGTGTGGGTTTTCGTGTCAGCCCGCGAGGAGCTGGTTCACCTGGTCGCCTACTTCGATTTTGGCTTCTCGCAGTCGGGTGACTGCGGGCCATTCGCCGGTGCGGTTGCCGTCCTCGTCAGCGACGAACGCCTGCATATCCAGCTCTTTGATCGCGGCGTCGATCTCCTCGTTGAGCTTGGTGATCGCGCGCTCGATCCGGCGGCGCGAGCCCCGGTTCACCTTGGAGCGCTTAACCTCTCCCTCGATCAGTGCGGGCTGGCTGGCTTTCGCTTCCGCGATCTTTGCCTCCAGGTCTGCCACGGTTTCGTTGCTGTCCAGCTCGATCCCAAGGCCCTTGGCCTCCTCGATCAAATCATCCTTCTTGGCCATTGCCATCTCCTTCTTGCGCCAGTGTGATGTTGTGAACGATATCGAACACGACTTGCGCCATGCCCTCACGGTAGAACGCTGCCTCGGCCCCCTGGCCCGGCACGCAGCGCGTCAGGTTGACGTAGCGGTTATACATATCAGCCAGAACCTCGCGCCCGGCAGGCGTCGAGAACACCACCGCGTAAAGCTCGGGATCGAGTCCCTGCTTGACGGGTGCCTGTGCCTCTGTGCGACGCATGAGATCGCGCCAGGCGTCACTGTCCGCGTTCTGGAATAGGGCGTCGAGCCCGGTATCACCGTCTGCCATTCTGTTGCGCCCCCTGCGCTTCTACGGCCGCTGCCGCCACGTTGGGATCGGCCCCTTGCTGCGCCGCGCCTTGCGCCGCTGCTGCCTTCTTGAGCTGCGCCTTCTGTTCCTCGGTCGTGCGCAGGTCCATCGGCACGTTCATCAGATCGCCCAGGCGCGGCGTGACTTTCTCCAGGTCCATCTCGAACGCCATGAGCTGATCGCCGCCGATGGCTTTCAGCATTTCCATGAAGCGCACAATGTTCTCGACCTCCTGCATGGCCTCGCCCCGCGCGAGCGGGCTTGTCATGCGCACCTCGATCAGAAACTGGTCGATCTGGAGCCCCTGCGTCGGCAGGATTTGCTTGCTTTCCAGGATATCCACGACGCGCTGCACGGCTGGGATCACGAACTCCGCATAGAGACGGCCCAGGCCACCAGCTTGATCTGCCACCAGCTCGCGGGCACGCTGCACGAACTCGGTCGCGGTGCGGATCGGGCCAGCCTCGGGCGGCAGGCTGTTGTCACCGATCACCTTGCGAATGTTCATGTGGAGAGTGTCCAGCACCAGCTCGCCAAAGTCGATCCGTTGGGGATTGTCGAGGCGCTGGAGGCTGGGACCGTCCGGCCCGCCGTTGCGGCGCACCTTGATGATCGAATAGGGCTTGATCGAGATAGGCCCGTTCAGCCCGTTCTCGGTCGCGGTGTAAACGCCAGCCACGGCTACGGCCACGGCACGCAAGGTCAGCTCCACGATCTTGTTGGCGGTGCGGATATCGGGCAACGCGAACAGCACCGGACCCCGCCCACGGTTTTCGCCCGGCAGCTTGGAGTATCGCGGCGTCACGAAAGGCGATGTGCGGCTCTGGCGTTCGACCAGGCGAGCCTTGTCAGCGCCCTTCTGCCAGAACACCTCGTAGCGGAACGGCCGCTCCTTCTCGTCATAGTCGCGGTAGACCACCGAGGCGAGCTTGACCATGCCGGGCGTCGGCTTCTCGGCCTCCTCTTTCAGCTTCTCGGGCAATGTTGCGTCTGGCCACTCGGCCATGATCGCATCAGCGCGGATTTCGTGCCAGAAGAACCAGCGATCCAGCCGCCCGTTCGGCCCCTCGTAGGCGTAGAAGTGCGAAAGAGGCATGGCCTGGAAAATCACCGGCTCGCCCAGGAAGTCGTCGTTCGGCATCACCTTCATGCCGCCCTGGCCATAGTGCCAGTCGATGTATGTCTCATTGGAGGCGGTCGGAAAGCCTGGCCCGTTAAACACGGCCTGCACGATGTTGGTGACGGCCTCCAGCTCTGCCTTGGCCTCGTCTTTCGCCTTGCCCACGGCCTCCTTGAAAGCCTCGTCCGGCATCTGTTTTGCAGCCGGTCCCAGGCCAATCTCAAACCAGTCCTGAAACTGTGGGGTGAAGTCCGAGGAGAGACGGTTGGCGGCTCGGATCACCGACACCTGGGGAGTGCTGTCCCAGTTGTAAGCGGCCTTGTTCTGGCCCTCTTTGGTCTTGGTGAAATTCTCGCGGTCAGGGAACGTCAGCTCCATCGCTTCGCGGTAAATCTCGTCCGAGGCTTCCTTGTCGCGCTTTGCGGCAAGGATCGCCTTCCACGCCTTGTCGATGGGCCACTGCGCCACGATCAGCCTCCGAGCGTTTTTTTAAGGTGGTCTGACAGGTTGCCGATCAGCATGTCCCGACCCCGAGTGCTCGCGCCGCCACCGCCGCCACGTTCGCCACGCTGCTGCGAGCGGTTGGCCTCCTCGTTCGAGGTTTGCCGCTCGCGCCGTGCCTGCGCTGACTGCTTCTTCGCTTCCTCTTGTGCGCCGTTGTCGCCGCCCCCGAAAATTCCGCCCATCATCGCCTCCATAGGTATAAGCTCAAGTCGCGCCCCGTCGGGGAAAACCCTGTCGCTGGTCCGCAATCTAACCGAAAACCGAACCATTCGGCAAATCTAATCGCTCTTTCGTCGTCAGAGGCCACCCAGGCGCGCAACTCGTCATAGACTGCGCCGCTGTCGCGGAAGATCGTGAACAGCCGGAACAGCGGCCGAAGCTCGGCCGAGGATCGGATTGCGGCACCGGGATATGAGACGAACCAGCCGCGCCGGTTTACGTCGGGCATGATCGCCATGCTGGCCACAAACTCGCCGTGATCGTCCTCAAGCGTCCAGGCCCACTTAGCCGTCGTCGCCACCATCTCGGGCAAAAACGGTTGAGCCAACGCTTCCGCTTGTTCCTCGGGCCTTAGCCTCTGCAACATCTCTGGCAACGTCCTGTTGCCCGTGATCCCCACCAGGAGCTGTGCCATATCCCTGATCCCCTTCCACTCGTCCGGCCCAATCGGCCTTTGCCACGGCACGCGCCGCCGCTCGTCGGTTGCCCCCCTCTTGATCGCTCGATCCCTGGAGGTGGTGCGGCTTGAGATCGAGGTGGAACTCCTGAACGTCGATGCGGTGCCAGATACCAGCGAGGATCGGCAGCTTGCCGGACACTGTTCGGATGAAGGTCGAGCGGCGCATGTGGATCCGGCCAAGGCTATCGGTTCGGACCACGCCGGATTTTGGCCAGACATGATCGTCATGCACCATGAAGCTCGGCAGCATCGCCACGTTGCCCTTGCAGGCCCGCATGAGTGACGGGATGGAAAGGTCGAGGGTCGGATCGGTCATGCCAGCGCCTCCAGTATGCGGCGGTCCAGCAGCCTTGCCGCAATCACCACGCCCTCAATCTCCTCCAGCGTGGCCAACTTGGCAACGTATCGCTTCCAGTGCGGCGCGCTCATATCAATCTCCCAAGCATTTCAAAGTTCATCCACAAGACTTCGGTGCGCTTGGCGGCCCCATCGGCCAGCGCCGAACGGTCAACCCGGATCCACCCTTCAAGCGCGGCGTCGTATGCGGGGTGCGGATACCCAGACAAAACAACCTTGCCTTTCAGCGTCTTGAGAAAACGCAGAAGATCCGCGTGCTGGTTGTCGGTCATTTCGTGCGCGTAATCGTGGCTCGTGTCTCCGCGCGTTTCAAAAACGTAGGGCGGATCAACGTAGTGCAGCGTGTCAGGTCCATCATGTGCGGCCATGACCTCGCTTGCGTCACGGTTGAGGACAACCACCCCTCGAAGGCGCTCTACAACAGCCAAAAGCGCGTCAGGGTAATTTACCCAATCACGCGCCGGTGTGGTGCCCAATCTGTTGCTGTTACTGCGAAAGCCTGTCTTCTGGTGGACGCCGTTGGAACCAAAGCCCATGAAGCTGCGAATGATCGTGCGCCGCGCACGCTCCAAAGGCTGATCGCAAACCTCATATGCGTCCGCAAATTCTTCTGCGGCAAATGGTGTGTTTTTCAGCCAATCAACCAACGTAAGCGCATCATTGCTGCGCAGAACGCGAAACAGATTGACCACCTCATCATCCAGATCGTTGTAAATCTCAGCATATGAGCGATGCTTGCGCATCAGGACCGACGCGGCACCGCCAAAAGGCTCGACGTAAACGCGATGCTCTGGAAAATGGGACGTGATCCACGGCGCAAGGAGCCACTTGCCACCATGCCAGCGCAGGACCGGACGTTTGCATTTGGCCAAAACTTTCTGATTTGCCGCGGTCATGCTGCCACCCCCGCCGCCTTCGCCCGCCCGCCGCAAAACGGGCATGGCTTGAGTTCGGGAATGTCAGTCATATCATTCTCCACTTTTTAAGAGATGCCTCGGCATCGGTCACTGACCGCACGACGGCATATTGCGCACCGCACCGGACAAGATCGCGCTGGATATCTCTTTGGGAATCGCTCTGGTTCGTCAGCGCCTTGACCTCCATGAAATACACGCGCCCTTGCCAGATGATCTCGATATCGGGCCAACCTGGCTTGGTGCCGAGTTTGCGGGCCTTGGCTATCTGCCGCGCCACCTCTGCCCCCCTCATGTCCACCTCGTTCGGGCTGTGGTGGTAGATCGCATCGCCCGGCAGTGCCACATCGAGGAGCTGGAGGATCGCCTTGTGGATCGGCCCCTCGCGGTCCTGGCGCGGCGCGCTGTGGTCGCCGTCGGCCTTGTAGAACGCCTGGAGCTGGGCGGCTGTCATGCGGTTGCCGGTCATAGCTTGTTCCTCGCCCACTTGAGCGCATTGGCCAGACGGTCGCGTATGTCCTGGGTTGCGCTCGACTTCGACCCCTTGCACGGGCATGGAGCAAGCGCGACCAAGAGCCCGTGGATTTCATCGGCCGGAACGTAGATCACGGCCATGCCGTTCTCGATCTTGACGTGGCCCCGCTTGTCGTCGCGCAGGCTCACTTGCGCACCTCCGT